GCGTTCACTATGAATGGGCGGCAGCTTAACAACATCGTCGATGACCGGAGGCTTATTGCTGAGCTTATCCTCGAATCGTTGCAAGTGGAGAATCGCCTTGAGATCATTGACAGACTTTATCCCCCTGGAGAGGAAGTAGAGCCCATACCAGAGCCAGTTTTTAATACCGGGGGTTTCGGCTCTGGTAATGGCGAAGAGGACGAAAAGCCGCCTACGAAGAAAAAGTCCGTAGGGCCTACGGAGAAAGGAGGTAAGAAGAAATGAAGCTAATTGAGGTGGATAAAGAGATTGTTGAGGCTGTCCTGCGGATCATGGACAGTCAAAGCGGCACTCGTGAGCGGGTAGCACGCGCTCTAATTGCCGCGCACGCTCAGGACAGCGGATGGCCGCACATCCTTGAAATGTGGGACGATAAGTTCGTCTACTCCATCGCCGGTAAGACCTACGAACGCTCTTTCACGTCGGAGGGTGAGTCAGTGAAGCTGGGCAACTCAACGCCTATGACGCTGGCCTATATCCCGCTGGCAGAGGCAGTTTCCGTAGAGTCTACGGGTGAGTTTATCCCGCTGGAATTGAAAGAGGCGGCTACGTCTGATGGCGTCATCCGCATTAAGCTGATTGCGCCCGGTCAAGGCTCCAGCGCCTACTACACAGAGGCGGCTCTGAAGCGGGCAGCGGAAGATAAGATCTTCCACAAGGGCCTGCCTATGTTCTGGAATCACCAAACGGCACAGGAAGCGACTTCCCGGCCTGAGGGTGATCTCAATCAACTCGCGGCTGAGCTACAGAGTGATGCGGAGTACTCCGATGCCTATGCTGAAGGTCCGGGGCTTTACTCACTTGCTAAACCAGCAAGAAAACACTACGCTGAAGCCATTAAAGAATTGTCCGCAAATACCGGATTCGGGCTGAGCATCAGAGCTTCTGGAGATGGGTTTGAGGGCAAGATTGACGGCAGGAAGACGGTCGTCTTGGAGCGGTTCACCCGCGCCAAATCTGTAGACTTCGTGACACGCGCCGGAGCGGGCGGGAAGGTCATTGAAGTGTTTGAAGCGGCGGGACGTGAGCCCGTTGAGCTAATTGAAGGAGGAGAGAAGATGGCAACAGTTCAGATTGAAGAGTCGGAACTCCAGACGCTACGCAACAACGCGTCGAAAGTCACCGTACTGGAATCTGCGATTGCAGAATTGCGGCTCGATGGGCAGCGCACAAAGGCTGTCTCGTTCGTCACCGCTTACATCAATGGAATCAAGGACTTGCAGGAAGCGACCAAGAAGCATCTCATTGCCGTGGTCACGCCGAATGTGGTTCTCACCGAAGCGGGGCTTGTCGATGAAGCCGCCAACGTCTCTATCGCTGACGCGGCGGTCACAGAGCACAAAGCCTATCTGGCGTCTTTGGGCGTAGGCCCTACGGCGAAGGTACAGACTCTAGGCGGGCTTCCCGTGAAAGAGAGTGCGGCGGCTCCAGTGAATCTGGAAGAGTCGATCAACAGCAAAGCCAAGCGGTTCCTTGGCGAAAAGGAGGGTAAGTAAATGGCAGCTTTGATTAAACAGGGCAGCATCGAGAGCATCAAAACAATCCGCGTGCCTTGCTCTCACCCGGCGACTCCTGCCAAGGGCGATACTTGCCGGTTTGGCGAAATCATCGGTACGGCGCTGCAAGATGAGCAGTCGGACGGCGAAACCACTTTGCTGATTCAGGCTCACATCACAGAGATCTCTGTGAAGGGCATCGACGGAAGCGGCAACAGTGCTGTGGCGCCTGGAGATAAGCTCTATTACGTGGATGCTGACACTCCTCCGGTGAGCAAAAAGGCCACTGGCCGGTTCGTCGGCACTGCCATGGAAGCGGTAGTTTCTGCGGCAACCACGACCATTGACGTTTTGGTAGGCAAATAGCCGTAGGGCCTACGGAAAAGGAGAACTATGATTTTCACTGAAGCAACAATGCAAATGGCGGCTCAGTCGCACGTTGCAGGAATCACCGAAGACCCTACCCTTACGCTTCGGGCGTCTGGGTTTAGCCCGTTAACCAAGAAGCTGAGCGCCATCAATGAAGCTCGTCTCGACCAGACGTTTGACGTTTGGAACGACTTCAAAGAGGGTAAGCTTCATCCCTACATGATGTTGCAGGCTTTCAACCCGTCTGACCAGGATATGTACTCGTCGCTTTGTAAGCGCTACCCGTATGTATTCAGCGAATCCATCACCACGGCGGATTTCGACTTCTTGACGGACAACATGCTCAACCGCACGCTGTTGGCGGCTGAGATCCCTCAGGACACCACATGGCATCGGCTTGTGAAAGTCAATGATCAGGTGCGTGACTTCCGCCAACTGACCCGTAACCTCGTCGATGGCGGCATGGGCGTGTGGGATCAGGTCGGCGAGCGTGAAGGCTTCAATCGCGGCTCGGTGACGGCGGATAAGAAGTACTACACCGTCAGCAAGTACGAGAAGGGCTTTGAGTTCTCGTGGGAATCGGTCATCAATGACGATCTCAGCGCTTTGACGGATCTGCCCGGTCGGTTGCTCAAGGGTGGTGACATGACCATCGAGAAAGCCGTGACGGAGATGTATGTGGACGCCAACGGCCCGCATGCGTCGTTCTTCACGTCCGGTAACGGCAACATCCTACAGGGCAACCCGCCGCTGTCTCAGGAAGCTCTTGAGGCGGCTATCGCTCACTTCCTGGACTATGAGGACGTGGACGGTACGCCAATCACTGTCAGTGGCGCAACTCTGGTAGTGTCCACGGGCGCGATGCTCGTTAAGGCCACCAACTGGAAGAATACCCTCATCACGACCATGTCAACGTCGATGGGCTCGTCCACACGCCAGATGGAAGTACGCAACTGGCTCGCGGAGAAGTTCGACATCGTCTACAACCCGTGGATTGGCAAGACGGCTGTCACGTCGAATGGCCCTACCACGTGGTTTATCTTCGCCAATCCGTCCGTTGGACGACCGGCGATTGAGGTGGGCTTCCTGAAGGGCTTCCGCCGTCCGACCCTCTATCGTCGCCGTAGCAACACCGTGGCGATGGGTGGCGGTGAAGCGGCGGGCTTGGGCGACTACGAAACGATGGCGACCGGCTACAAGGGCTTGGTTGTCTTCGGTGGCGCGACGATGTATGCGAAGTCGGCGCTTGCGTCCAACGGGAGCGGATCGTAACCCAACCGTAGGGCCTACGGAAGTAAAGACAGAGGGGGCCTTCGGGCTCCCTCTTTTCGCATAGGAGGGGATATGGCAGATACAGCAGATAGCAGACGCATTGAGCAACTCATTGAGCAACAGAAGATCACCAATGAGCACTTGGCGGCTCTGGGCCAAGCATTTAGTGTGGCGTCAGTGGCATTTACGAGCCTAACGGAAGAGGTGCGTAACCTCAAAGCCGTGCCGGTGTTCGTTGAGCAAGTTGCGCTCCAAGAGCCCGTGGACATGTCCGTAGGGCCTACGGGCAATAAGAAGGGGAGACGGTAATGTCATTTACAGTGGATTTCAGCACCGACGTGGGCAAGGTGCGGGCGCTCGTCGCGGACGTGGACCCGGCTCTTCCCTTCCTCTCTGACGAGGAGATTGCCGTCTTCTTGGAGATGGAAGAGGATTCTCACTATGGCGCGGCGTCGTTAGCTCTCCTCTCCATGGCGACTCGTAGCGCGCTCATTCTAAAGAAGATAGAGACGCTCGACTTGAAGACGGACGGACCGGCCTTAGCCCGTAGCCTGAGGGAGCTTGCCAAGGACATGCAGCAGAAGGCAGAGGAGGAGCCCTGCTTTGATATGGCGGCAATCATCCCTGACCCGCTTCAATGGACAGCTACAGTGTGGGGCCTGCCCTCTGAAGCTGTGGATTGGGTGTAGTCATGCATGAGGCTTATGGGATCACATCTGCAATCATTCAAGGGCTTCCGGGCGCGTCAACGCCTACAACGTGCTCGATTTACGAGCGAACAACGACAACTCTACCTAGCGGCCAACTTGATCCTGACGCTTCTCGCACTCTGCTTAGCGGGCATGGAGATTTGGTGTGTCGTATCGGCCCGATGATCAAAATCCGGCCTACCGACAAGCTAGAGCATCGTACGCAGATCGACCGCGCCAGAGCGGAGCGGCACGTGATGATGAGGGGCTACTATCCGGCGATTATCGTCAGCATGTACTGTCATGTGGACGGGGTTGACTACCTCATCGTGGGGGTGAATCACGACAGCAACCACATAGTGACGAGGTTGCACTTAGAGCTAGTAACCCCATGAGCATCATACATCGTCGGAATGACATTATCCCGCGTAAGGAGCACTCCAATTGGAGGGGCTCTATGCAAGTGGATTTCTCTGGGCTTGAGGCTCTGGCGAAGGCGTTCACCCCTCGTAAAGTGACCAAGATCCTAGAGGAAGAGATGCAAGTCATGGCCGACCGGGCGAAGACGATCAACCGCTACGAGAATCCAGCCTATGACACAGGCGCTCTGAATGAGTCCATCCGCATCCAAGTACTGGCGACGGATGACGGCAAGATCGTAGTAGCGCTCATGGCTGGTGGCGGGCTGGTGTACTACGGCCCGTACATTGAGTTTGGGATGGCCGGTCGTGAGGCGCGGCCCTTCCTCCGGCCCGCTTGGGATGAGCTTTCGCCAGAAGTAAAGAAGCGTATCATAGAGCGCCTTAGACAGCTTGTGAAGTCTGAGGCAGTACGAGCAAGGATCAAATGACACTACTCATAGCTGCACGAGCATGGCTTTTAACAAGCGCCCCCTTAGCCGCATACGCTACAGGGGGCGTCTTTCCGCTTAGGAAGGCTCAGGGTACCGTAGGGCCTACGGTAGAGCTACAGGTGATCAGTGAGGCAGGGCTTGAGAGCCACGATGGACTGGGGCCTTTTATCACCCGCCTACAGGTGAGGTGCGCGGCTAGTACCTACGACAAGGCCGATGTCCTACGCCAGATGGTGAGGACACGCCTTATCCCCGGAACTGGAGTTTGGGGTACTCTTGCGGTACAAAGAGTACACGTTACGCCAGTCGTTTTCGATGGGATTGACCCAGAGAGCGGCTGGTATTTTTGCACCAGAGACTACAAAGTCTGGCACGAAAGTGAATCGTAGGGAGGAGAAGAGATGAGCAAATATAAACCAACTCAATTGCACTCGTTTGACGGGCACCCGGAGTTCATCGACGGGGTGGATTTCGTTGTAACAAGCTTCAAAGTGGATGACGTTGTACGAGGTCAGGCAGTGAAAAAAGAGATC